TTCGAGTACGTATGCGAGTATCGGCTCGCGTCTGGCCTTCCGCGGCAAACTCGTTCGGGCGGAAAGCGTGGAAGCGTATAAAGCGATTCGCGAAGTGTTGTAAGCGCAAAGCGCCAAAGCGTGGAGCGAAGCGACTAAAACGAAAGAACGGTGTTCGGATGGTTTCCGAACACCGTTCGTGTTATTATAAATACCGGCGTAAGCCGGTCGAAAATGTTTTAAGAAAATGAAATTTGATAGTGCTTTAGTATGTGTGAGAGAGTGCACAACACACCAATTTATACTATACAAATGTAGCGATTTTTGGCGAGATTACCAAATTTCTTAGTAATAATTAGAAGTGAGAAATTAAGCGGAAAAGGGCAGGGTAGGGGTGCGAAAAAAAGAACGTTTCGTTTTGGGAAAAAGAACGTTTCGTTCCCAAAGGTCGAAACATTTCGTTTTGCGGATTATATATGGCCAAGCAAATAACT